CCGATCTATACACTCGCTGCGCTCGCGCTGCCGCGATTGTAAACGTATGCAACCTCGTATTGAGTAAGCTCAGACCTAGCCCCTAAACCCTGGCCGGAAACTCGACACTAAAGACAAACTATAATCATTAATCCTTAAAATCAAAGGGGGACTGGGGTTTTTGAATTTCGTTTTCTTTTAAAAAATCATTTTTGTTTTTACTACATAGCCCTATACCTATAATTATGTAACAAAATTTTTTTTCGGCCTGTAGCTTTCTTACAATTTGGGTAATAATATATATTATAGTAATAAATTTTTAATAAATGGCCTCAAAACAAAAATTATCGCCTGCGGCGAGGAAAAGAAAAGCCGCTAGAGACCTAGCTTTTGCTAAAACGCCGGCTCGTAGGGCTAAAAAGGCTCATGCACAGCGCGAAAGACGCAAAGCGAAGAGTAGAGGAGTCAATGTTAAAGGTAAAGACTGGGACCACAAGGACGGAAGATGGGAAAGCGTTGCTAGAAACAGAGCAAATGATGGCAAAGGTACTAAAAAAGAGGGTAAAAAAAGGTACAAGGTACCAAAACGCAAATATAAAAAGAAAAAATAAAAATTATGGCTAGATTAATAAGTTATCCAATAATATCCACATTGTCTTCGGAGGACCTTGTTATTGTATCGGACTCGCTGGAGGCCAGTTATCCTACAAATAATGTTACTTTAGGGGCCTTATCTAGCTTTTTTGATACAAACTCCTCTATGTGGACTCCTGTTGCAGGGGGTATAAACTATTCTGGCGGAAATGTGGGTATTGGGACTGTAACTCCTGGTTTTATTTTAGACGTAAGAGGAAGTGAAGCCTTTATAGAAAACGTATTAACTGTGGGAGATGAACCTGATCCAGTTACAGACCCAACTCCTAACGGAAGTAGGATACGTGTAATTGGCAATAGCAACACATCTGCAAACCCTGGGTTTATTGCAATAGACAAACACCCGAACGGAGGAGATACTAAGGGAGTGCTTTTCGCTGAGCGAGACTCAGTTATGATAGGGTCATTAACAAATGATCCTGTTCGCATAGTAGCAAACAATTCTGAGAAAATGACTATTTTAGCTAACGGTCTTGTTGGCATTGGAACGAGTAACCCAGGAAACCAGTTTAATGTAATAGGTACAGGTAATATAGGGGGATCAGACCTTGCAAATTCTTATATATTAGCAGGTACTATAACTAAAGGTATAGGTATTGACCCTAATGAAATTGCTTCTAAAGGAGGAGTGTTACAAATCGGTACTTTAGATGATAAAGACGTAATCATTAAGGCTAATGGTGCCGAAGCAATGCGAGTAGATAGTGACGGCAACGTAGGTATCGGTACGGCTAGTCCTGGAGCTAAGTTAGATGTTGATGCGGATGCGTTAATTAACGGCCTAACTATTGGAAAAGGCCCTGGTAATCTTTCACAAAACGTAGTTTTAGGTATTCAAGCATTAAGTAACAATACGACCGGAAATACTAATACTGCAATTGGATCACAGGCACTTAGAAGCAGCACAACAGGGGGTAATAATGTAGGTGTTGGTAATAGTGCGTTATTTCAACTTCAAACATCGTCATCCAACACGGCGGTTGGTAGCTTGGCTTTATATTATCTCCAAACCGGAGGAAATAATACAGCGATTGGGTGGGGAGCTGGAGGGGGTAGAGTGGGAGGCACTAATGCAAGCTCTACAGGATCTGTATTTATAGGAAAATCTACAATCTCAAACGGTATAGGCGCGGTTAATGAAATTGTTATAGGTACAGACGCTATAAGCGCTGGTTCAAATACAGTAGTTCTAGGAAACGACCTTATAACAAGTACCCGATTAAAGGGAGATGTTATAGTGGCAAACGGCAACGTAGGTATCGGGACGACTAGTCCTACTTCTAAATTAGAAGTTGACGGGGGTGATATTGAAGTGGATGACTCAGCTAGCGGATTAATATTAAGATCGCCTGATGGTACAAGATATAGAATAACAGTAGCAAATGGTGGCGGATTAGCAGTTACCTCGGTATAATTATAAAAAACAAAAACGAATGATCACTTACGATTGGAATTGCAAAACAGTAGATGCTTATGTAGAACAGGGCGGAAATGACGATGTTGTGTATAATGTACACTGGAGAGTTACGGGAACTACAGAACAAGAAGGAGGGAAGCAATACGCATATACTAACATTGGTACCCAAACATTAGATATTAGCAAGATCACAGATTTTATACCATTTGACCAGGTAACAAACGAGCAGGTGGTAGCTTGGACACAAGCAGCCATGGGAGAAGAACAAGTTGCATTTATAGAAACCAATATAGCTAATGCAATTGAACTAGAAATAAATCCAGTTTCAGTTACACTTACGGTAGGTGAACCCGTGCCCTCTGTAGAGGAATAAATAAAAATTATTTGTAGCTTTTTAAATTTCCGTGTAATTATATAATAAAATTTAATCTAATGAATCAAATAGTAAAAAAGTTTAGCTTTGGAAACAAAGGTAGAGAAAAAGTATTTAAGGGTATTGAAACCCTAACAGAAGCTGTAGCCTCAACACTAGGCGGCGGCGGGGAGTGTGTTATTTTTGAGGATGCGCAGGGCGTACCTGTAATAACGAAAGATGGAGTGACGGTAGCGGAGCTATCAGTGTTGTTGGATCCCGTAGAAAATATGGGTGCTTCTTTAGTTAAGCAAGCAGCTAGAAGAACAGTTGCTGAAGCAGGAGACGGAACTACAACATCCACAGTATTAGCACACGCAATATTAAAAGAATTCAACAAGTCGAAAGATAAGTTTACTAGCAGGGAAAAACGCGATGCTATTAATAAGGTAGTTGAAAAAGTGCTAAAAAGTTTAGACAAGCAAGCAAAGCCTGTTAACGGGGGTATGATTGATGAGGTAGCTACTATATCTACAAACAATGACGAAGAGTTAGGTAAACTAATTGCAGATGCATATAGGGCTGTAGATTTAACCGGGGTTGTTATGATGGAAACATCACAAGATGGCAATACAAGTATAGAAGTAGTTGAAGGTGTGCAATATGAAAAAGGATTTACTAACAACCATTTTGTAACTAACCCCTCCGCAAATACAGCGGAACTAGTTAACCCTAAGATACTACTTGTTGATTCGGCAGTGGATACAATTAGGCAAATACAAACTATACTAGAACATGTAATTAAGAATAACATACCTTTATTAATTGTGGGTGATGTTGATCCTAAGGTTGCGGCCGCTTTGGCAATGAACAAAAACAAGGGGTCTATAAAAGTTAACATTGTTCCCGCACCAACTCACGGCGTAAATAGGAAAGAAATATTTGATGATTTAGCCTTACTAACCGGCGCTACTGTAATAAGTGAAAACCTAGGTGATGATTTAGATTTAATTGATCTGTCTTGTTTAGGTACTTGCGTAAAAGCTGTATCAACATTTAGAGACACAGTATTTCAAATAGACGATGAACAATCCGAAGAAGTCCAGGCTATTATTACTAATATAAAAAAGCAACTACTTACGGAATCTATAGCAGGCAAGGTAATCAAGCTTGAAAAAAGATTAGCAATGCTTGCGGCGAAACTAGCAATAGTAAAAGTTGGTGGTAATTCTGATGTAGAATTAAATGAAAAGAAAGATAGGGTGGAGGATGCAATATGCGCTACTAAAGCAGCTATCAAGGAAGGTGTGGTTGCAGGTGGAGGTATCGCGTTGATTAACGCGGCCAATAGCATTAAAGCAAAAAATTCTGCGGAAGAGATGGTTTTAGAAGCGCTGTTCTCCCCATATAATACAATAATGAAAAACGCGGGTCTCGAGTTAAGAAGCATCGATAAAAAGAATTTTGGTGTTAATGTAGAAACTGGCAAAATGGTTAATATGTTTACAGCAGGTATTATAGACCCTGTATTGGTTACAAAGTCGGCTTTAAAAAACGCCGCTTCAGTTGCTTCGACTATATTGTCAACTAACTGTGTTATGTCTAATGTAAGAGAATAATATGAAAGCAATAGGTAGAAACATAATAATAAAAAAGTTAAAAGAGGGTATAACTGAAACTAAAGGCGGTTTACTTTTAGCTGAAAGTCACAGGGAAGATATTCGATATGTAGAAGCTACAGTTGTATCAACAGGCAGCGAATGTGATGGCATTAAAAAAGACGATGTTATATATTACGATAGGCATGCAGGACATAAAATCGAAATAGATCGCGAAACACTTCATGTTATAAAAACAGGTGATGTAGTATTTGTTTTATGAGAAAGTTAACAGGAGCTGATTTAAAAGAAATAGGCCTGTTGAAGCATTATAGGATTATACGCAAATGGGCTTGCAAAACAAACGGTATAACTGACGCAGATTTAGAGCTATTAATATATTTTGACTGCTTAGATCAATTTAGAAAGCGAGACTTTGAAGACGGCAGTTTAACATACTCTTGGGACAACAGAAGATGGAACAGACTACTTAAAGAAGGCTGGATAGTTAAATGGCGAGGCTATAATGGATCTGATAAAACTTACAGCATATATAAAATAAGTTTTAGATGCAAATGCTTAATACAGCAAATGTACCGTATAATGTTAGGGGAAGAGGATATACCTACTTCAACTAGACGCAACCCCTTAATGAAAAAAAATACATACAGCGCGAAAGTGTATTCCGCTGCATTCGATAAAATTAATAAAGACAAAACAAGATAATTATGTTTGAAGCAATAGGAGGAAGTATTACCCCGTTTGGAAGAGGCCCGTCAAGCTCGCAATCTAGGCTGACAAACACTATGCAGGGAGCCCTAGATATCGCAGAAAGAATGCGCAATAACAATAACAATAGCAGAAGCCTAATAGGGGGTGGAAATAGTAGTGGGATCGCTAGCGTAACAGCGGATAATCAGGCGGGAGGCCTTGCGGCAAAATCAACTATACCTGGAGGACTAATAGGTCCAGGAGGATTTGCGGTAGCACCACCGGCACCAGCGGCAACAGCAGCACCTGAACTAGCACCTGAAACACCCTCTGGAGATCTGGGTGCAATGGCAGCTGCAGCAATCACGCCAGACCCTTACAATAACGCAATAAGGACGCCTCAGCAGGACGCTGTAGGTCAAATACAAGGAAACGCATTTATGCGTGACAGATCTCTTTACATTTAAAAACAACGTTAAAATATAAAAATATGGATCACAACGAAAAAATACACCACAACAACGGCTCTAGTACACCAATTCAGGGAGAATCAGCTTTATGGGATGGGCCATTGGATCAAAGAGGAAGGCCTCATAAACCAGGCAGCTCAACAGGGCCAAACGGAATGCAAGTGTTAAAATATCCGGTACCTTACGAATCTAAACCTATAACGGAGTGTGCTAAAAAAGGACGGTACCATGAGGATTACTACTAATTTTAAAAAATCAGAATTTGAATGCAAATGTGGTTGCGAGATGCCTATGGAAGTATTTTTTAATATCCAAAAGCTAGCTAACCAGTTACAGTACGTTCGTGATTTCTTAGAATTACCAATAACATTAACTAACGCATATCGGTGCCGAAGCCACAACAAAGAAGTGGGTGGAGTTTCTGACAGCCAACATATATTAGGTAAGGCGGCAGATTTGCAAGTTAAAGGATTAACTACAGCGGAATTATATAAAGCAGTAGATATTTTAGCGGAGTATAACCACGTTCTTCAAGGAGGATTAGGTTTGTACAACACGTTTGTTCATTACGATATACGCGGCAATAAAACTAGGTGGGACAAAACAAATTAATTAAGCATGGCAGTAGCAAAGAAAAAAGCAGCCCCCAAAAAAAAAGGAAAAGCACCATCGCGAAAGAAATCTAAGGGCAATTACGCAGCAGTAAAAAAGGGGAAAGGTACAGGTAAAAAAGCAGGTGGCGGTATGACCGCTAAAGGTGTTGCAAAGTATCGTAAAGATAACCCGGGTAGTAAGCTAAAAACCGCTGTAACTAAATCTCCTTCCAAATTAAAGGCAGGTAGCAAAGATGCTAAAAGACGTAAAGCATTTTGCGCAAGATCTAAAAGCTGGAAATCAGAAAGAGGATTAGCCGCGCGAAGAAAATGGAATTGTTAATATGAAAAGAAACAAACCAAATTGTGGGTGTCTTAGTAAATACATGAAAACGCCACAAACAGGAATTAAAGGATCTAGAGGTAGAAACGGGTGGGATGCAAAACCAGTATTTAGAATAACTAACCCAGGTAGACGATGAAAAATAAGAAGAAGACTACACCTTGTTGGAAAGGATACATAAAGCAAGGAACAAAGAAAAAAGGGAACAGAACAGTAAACAACTGCGTTAAAAACAAAAAATAACAAATAAAAAATAACATGGGAGTAAAAGTTAAACCAAAAAACAAAAAAGCTGCAACATTAAAAGAAAAAGCGGAAGAAGTTAAAAAAAGAAATCCTGAAAGGGCAGAAAGATTAAAAAAACGCTCTGTAAAAGTATCGGTTAGAGCTGGGAAGAAGAAAGCAAAGGCAACAAAAACAAAATCTGCAAGATTAAGAGAAAAAGCGGCAGAAGTTAAAAAAAGAAATCCTGCTAGAGCAGAAAGATTAGAAAAGCGTTCTGTAAGAAAAGAAGGTAGAGAGAAGAAGAAGGAAGCAAGAGTAGACGTAAGGACTAAGCGCAAGATGGATCGCAAAACCACCTCAGCTTCAAAGGCTGCAGATGACGCAAAAAGCGCAAAAAGCGGTAGTAGAAAAGAAACAAGAAAGTTTAACAAAGTAGTAAAAAAAGTAGGGCAGCGAGAAAAACTTGCAGCAACTAAATCTGGTAAAAGAGTAGCAGCAGCAGCAAAAAGCAAGAGAGAGACAGCGGCGGCAGCTAAAAGAAAAGCCTCAAAAAAAGCCGGTACGGGAGGCGAAGAGGCACGCAAAACACGCAAGACAGGTGCTGCGAGTAAAGCGAGTAAAGCGGGTAAATCTGTAGGCAAAGCGGGCAAAACTGCTGCTGGAAAAATAATGGAAAGAGATTACTAAATATAAACAAATAACAGAATAGGACTGTATAAACCTAGCTAAACATAAACAATAACAAAAACAAAAACAAAAACAAAATGGCAAAATTTATCGCAATTAAATCTTCAGGTGCTGGATTAGCAGGTGGAGATGTATTATTAGGAGTAGAAGGAATTATCGGTGTAAGCGCAGCGTCAGCAACAACAACTGTAGTTGAGTATGATGGCAAAGCAGCAACAATCACTCATTTAACTGTAGGCACAACGCCTTCAGTAAGAGATGCAGTTAACGCAGCATTAACGGCTAACCCGGGTGGGGTTAAAGCTAGAGTACAGCTACCAGTAGGTATTACTGTGAGCGCAATAGCAATAGCGTAATTATTTTTAATAACCCTGCGGAGTAAAATTCGCGGGGTTTTTATTAAACTAAGAATATGAGCAAAATAATTTCATGGTTAACTGGAGGACTTATCAAAGAAGTAGGTAATGTAATCGACAGCTTAACCACCACAAAGGAAGAAAAACTTGAAATTAAAAAACAATTGCAGGTTATTCTTGAAAAAGCCGAGGCTAACGCTCAGGTAGAAGTTACTTCAAGATGGAAGTCAGACATGAGCTCTGACAGTTTCCTTTCAAAAAATATTCGGCCAATGGTATTGATATACCTAACGTTTATATTTTCTGTATTAGCATTCGCTGATGGAAATATAGGCCAATTTAAAATAGCTGAAGCATACATACCTATTTTTCAAACATTGTTGGTTACCGTTTACGGAGCCTACTTTGTAGGTAGATCTTGGGAAAAAGGCCGTAAGATAATGAATAATAAAGACAAATAGAGTAGTTTTACAAGATTTCGTGTAATTATATAATAAATATAATAACAATTAAATCTAATACTATGAAAAATCTAATTATTGCATTATTTATTACGCTAGCATCATTTACAGTAAAAGCACAAGAACAGTTTAATGGAATCTGGGCAAATAGTGGCTCTTCATACATGAAAACTATTCTAGCCAGCGAATATAGTGTAATACAGGTATACAATACTAGCTTTGAAGAATATAGAGTAATAAATGAAAAAGTTATACCAGGCGATCATACAACGTTTAGCACGGAATTGTATAATAAATCAAATGGATATAGAGTAAATATAAAGTACATATTAAAAGATGCTGACACTATAGAAATAGTTTCGTCTGGGTCTTTAAATAGAACAGACACACTAACAAGATTATACTAAAAAAAATTATGGCTTATAAGCAAATTTTCGGCAGAGACAATTTAAAAAATGAAAATATATCTGCTCTTACGAACGGGGGTGATACTCCTGTAACGGATCCAGTATCAACGGATCCCAAGGAAAAGAAGAAACCTAAAAGTACTTCAACTACCGCCACCACTTCTGTGAAAGGAACTGATCCTAATATTCCAGGAAGTAAACGCAAAGGCAGAATATTTACAGATACGGTAACCACTGTTTATGATGGCACAACTGGAACTGAAAAGCCTGGTAAACCTACGGGACCTACTCAACCTTTTAACAATCCAGCAGTACCTGGACAAACTTACCAGGAATTTATAGATGCACCTCCGGGTTCTCCGGGTAAACCAGCCAAACCTACAAAAACGCCTGATACTCCAGGAAGAACAAGTGTAACTAGTTCGACTAGATTCGTAGCGGATCCACTAGCAATGCCAATAAGTTTACAATCTGAAGGGCCTAGCCATAAGTTTGATATGCCTAAAGGAGAGCCTCTTGATTTTTCTAAAGATGGTTCAAAACCTTTTTCGGATCTTGTAGCCATAAAAGTTTCCCGAGGAGGAGGGGGCTCCGAAGCGAGTGATAGCAATAGGCCAAGAAGAATGATGGGTACACTTGTTGACGGTGGTTTGCGGGAGCGTACTATGGAGGAAACAGTTGCTACCCGTGGGGAAGCATCTCGTCTTAAGGCGCTAGTAAGATACAACAACTCTGAGTTAAGAGACAGATACAGCCCTGAAAACATAACCAAAAACTGGAAAGGAAATGCTCCGGGGCTGGAAAACGCGTTGGAAAGAGGCAGAAATCTCATCAATAACAATTTGTCGACAGTAGATGGTTTTAGGGATGTTTATGATGCAGAAGCTGCAACTATACAGGGAGGCCAAACTCGGGTTAACAACAAAAATAGGCCAGCAAAAAATGCGGCGGAAAAAGAAAAACGATCAAAATTAAAAGCACAGAAAGGAGCAGATGCCGCTGCAAAAGCTGCTGCGCTAAAAGCTAAGCGAGATAAAGAAAGAGCAGCTAAAGTTGCGGCTATAGAAAAAAAGAAAAAAGAAAGAGCAGCTAAAGTTGCAAAAAACAAAAAACGTAACTAACTAATAAAAACAATAATTATGGCATTTAAAATGACGCCGGGGATTAAAGGTAGTCCCGCAAATAGCTCGATGATGAACGGGGGCTGTGGAGGAGACGGACAACCACCTTGCCCGCCTAGATTTCAAGCAGAAAAAATGATGGCACCGGTAGCGGATAGATCTTCTAGTGCTAGATCTAAAGCTACTAAAGCAAAAAAGAAAGTTGTAGCACCACCACCGCCGCCAAAACCGGTTAAGCTTAAAGTGAACCTGCCAAAGGGTTTTGAAATGGACAAAAAGACTGCGCAGCAATTTGAAATGGCATTTGAAGATCTATCTGGTTATAAAAATCAGGAAGCACTAGATAGTGCTGTTATGCGATTTATTAAAAAGTATAGCGGACCTAATGCCAATCCTGGTGAGGGACCTGTTATTAGACCACCTGGTAAATTTGACCCAGAAGCTGGTATTGGCGAAGAAAGCGCAGAAGCAGTGCCTGTTAAAGGAGTAGCGGCTAAAATAGCAAAATAAAAATTAATAATTAATAATTAAATTAAATCAAAATGAGTAAAGTAAAAAAGATGGAGGTAACTCCAAAGGCGATCACTAAAGACGAGTTAAAAAAAGTTACAGAGCTGCAAACAGAGCTGCAATCGTATTTAGCTAACATTGGTGTATTAGAAGTGCAAAAAGCTAAAGCTATTTTTCAAGTAAACATGATTGAAAAAGAAATGGGTGAGGTTAAAAAAGATATTGAGGCTAATTATGGCCCAGTTAATATTAATCTTTCTGATGGAACTTACGAGGAAATTAAAGAGTAAGTTATGGAAAGTGTTATAAGAAAAATTAGTATCGGGGCTGACTATAAAAACGAAGCAATGCACTACTCTGTTAAACAGACAGTTTACGGCGGTCACGAAATTTCTCATATAATATTTGAAGAGTCTGATAATTCTTATAACATATTTATTAAGAAAGTAGATGAGATAATGCCATGGAAGAAGTTTAATTCTAACATGGCAATATCCGTTGAGTATGACCTAGAGTATTAATGCGAAGTATATATGACTTTATCATAAAGCCGGTAGGTGAAAGATATGATAACAAGGTCGAACTAGGAGAGCATACCTTGATAACAAATAGCTCTATAGAAAGTTTCAAGCACGTTAACAATGTTGCTGAGGTAGTAGAAACCCCCGCGGCATTCGCAACACCTATTAAGAAGGGTGATTTAGTAATAATACACCACAATGTTTTTAGGGTGTTTTATGACATGAAAGGAACTAAGAAAAACAGTAGATCGTTTTTAAAAGACGGTTTGTTCTTTTGTAGCATTGACCAAATATATTTGTACAAGAAAAGTAAAACTTGGAAATCATTTGGAGATAGATGCTTTGTTGCCCCCGTTAAAAATAAAGACATTTTAAGCAACCAAAAAACAGCTGACCTTATTGGTATACTGAAAATAGGTAATAGCTCCTTAAAGGAGTCTGGAATCAATCCAGGGGATATAATAGGGTTTACGCCAAATAGCGAATGGGAGTTTGTTATAGACGACCAGATTATGTATTGTATGAAATCAAATGATATTGTTATAAAGTATGAACTCGATAGAAACGAAGAGGAGTATAATAGCCGCTGGGCACAAAGCAATTAAAGAATTAGTAAAGGTAGCAGAGGAAAAGATCGTTGACTCAGAGGAAGATATATCAGCTGACAGACTTAAAAATGCTGCCGCTACTAAGAAGCTTTGTATATTAGATGCTTTTGAAATATTAAATAGGATACAGGAAGAAGAAAGTATGATTAACGAAGCAACTAAAACTTCGGATAAACCTGTATTTAAAGGCTTTGCGGAAGGGAGATCTAAATAATGGCTTATAAACAAAAATTATATAGTATAGTCAAAGACTATATTAGACCCCAAGCGATTAAAAAGAAAAACCGTTATTCAAAATGGGAGTATGGCTATGACAAAGAACATGATGTTGTTGTTATAAGCAAAACCGGAAAAATAGGTGATATATATTTAATAAGCGGAGTGCATATTGCATTACCGTTATTACAAGACAAACCTGACAAAGGTGTAAATAAGTGGAAAGCCAAAGCTTATCCAAAAGAATTAAGTAAAATAAAAAGCGAAGCTGATTGGGTTAAATATCCAAATGCTTTCAAAGAAAAATGGCATGGGTATATTGATGAAGAGTTTAACAGGCGCGAAGAAGGTTTTTGGTTTTATAATCAAAATAAGCCTACTTACATTACTGGTACTCACTACATGTACTTGCAGTGGTCCAAAATTGACGTTGGGCAACCTGACTTTAGGGAATCAAACAGATTATTCTACATATTCTGGGAAGCTTGCAAAGCAGACAGCAGATGCTACGGCATGTGCTACCTTAAGAATAGAAGATCAGGATTTTCTTTCATGGCTTCCGGCGAGACAGTTAACCAAGCAACAATATCTTCGGATGCTCGATTTGGTATATTGTCCAAATCTGGACCCGATGCAAAGAAGATGTTTACAGACAAAGTTGTACCAATATCGGTTAACTATCCATTCTTCTTTAAACCAATCCAGGATGGGATGGACCGTCCAAAAACAGAACTTGCATACAGGGTTCCCGCCTCCAAATTCACAAGAAGGAAACTTGACGCCAACGCGGTACCAGAAGAAATCACCGGCCTTGACACAACGGTCGACTGGAAAAACACAGGTGACAACTCGTACGATGGTGAAAAACTAAAACTATTAGTCCACGACGAAAGCGGTAAATGGGAAAGACCTACAAACATACTTAATAACTGGCGAGTAACTAAAACTTGTTTAAGATTAGGTAGTAGGGTTATTGGTAAGTGTATGATGGGATCTACATCTAACTCTTTAGATAAAGGAGGCAAAAACTTTAAAAAATTATACGATAGTTCTGACGTAACAAATAGGAACAAAAATGGCCAAACAAAAAGTGGTTTATATAAATTGTTTATTCCAATGGAATGGAATTACGAAGGATTTATAGACGAATACGGTTGGCCTGTGTTTGAAACGCCAAAAAAAGAAACAGAGGGGCCTCACGGAACCTCTATTGAGGAGGGCGTTATTAATCACTGGGAAAATGAAGTTGAAGGTTTAAAAGACGATCCGGATGCATTAAACGAATATTATCGTCAATTTCCAAGAACAGAACAGCATGCGTTCAGAGATGAATCAAAACAATCTATATTTAACTTAACAAAGATATATCAACAAATAGATTATAACGAAGAGTTAAGAAACAATACGATGGTTACGCAAGGTAACTTCCAATGGAAAAACGGTATAAAGGATACTGAGGTAATATTTTATCCTAACAAAGATGGCAGATTTTATATTACATGGGTGCCTAACCAAGAACAGCAAAACAATATAATAATAAAAAATGGTATTAAATATCCAGGAAATGAGCACATGGGTGCCTTTGGTTGTGACAGTTACGATATTAGTGGTGTCGTTGGCGGCGGCGGCTCTAACGGAGCTTTACACGGATTAACTAAGTTTTCAATGGAGGATGTCCCTCCAAATCATTTCTTTTTAGAATATATTGCAAGGCCTTCTACAGCTGAAATGTTTTTTGAAGATGTATTAATGGCTATGGTATTCTACGGAATGCCTATACTTGCGGAAAACAACAAGCCGCGATTACTTTATTATATAAGAAGAAGAGGTTATAGAGGTTACTCTATGAATAGACCAGACAGAACATATAATAAGTTATCAGTGTCAGAAAGAGAAGTAGGAGGAATACCTAATTCAAGTGAAGATATAAAACAAGCGCATGCATCTGCTATTGAAACCTATATAGAAGATTTTGTAGGAGAAAAAGTAGACGGTTATGGAGATGTTTATTTGCAAAGAACATTACAAGATTGGGCTAGGTTTGACATAAATAACAGAACGAAGCATGATGCGTCTATAAGTTCAGGGCTAGCCTTAATGGCTTGCAATAAACACAGGTATACACCTAGAGCAGCAATGCAAAAAAAGGTATACACCTTAGGATTTAAAAAATACAATAACGAGGGAGCTACTTCAAAAATAATATAATAAATGAACGTAAGTACAAATACTAATAGCCCATTTCCTGATCAGGTAGTTAGCGATGCCGAAAAAGCTACGCTAGAATACGGACTACAAGTGTCAAGAGCTATTGAGCAGGAGTGGTTTAATTATGGAGGAGCCGGATCAAACAGATATTCTGTTAATTGGAATAGCTTTCATAATCTTAGGCTATATGCCAGAGGTGAACAAAGCGTGCAAAAGTACAAAGATGAATTAGCTATTAACGGTGATTTATCTTATCTTAATTTAGATTGGAAGCCAGTCCCAATACTTTCAAAGTTTTCAAATATTGTTGCTAATGGTATTACACAAAAACAATACGATTTATCCGCCTATTCTCAAGATCCGCAGTCTTTAAAGAAAAGAACTAAATACGCGGAAAATATTCTATTTGATATGTTGACAATAGAGACCCGTGCTAAAGCCAGTGAAGTTATTCCCATGGATCTAAGTAGGTCAGGAATACCGGATAGCGCTTTACCGGAATCAATGGAAGAAAGAGATCTTCACATGCAGCTTAGGTACAAGCCAGCGATAGAAATTGCGGAGGAAGAAGCAATTAACACAGTATTGGCTACAAATGAGTACGACTTGGTAAGAGCTAGGGTAAATCAAGATCTAGTTAACATAGGGATAGGCATAACAAAAACGTCGTTTAACCCAGCCGAAGGTATTGTGGTTGATTACGTGGATCCGGCGTATTGTGTTTGGTCCTATACGGAAGATCCGCATTTTGAGGACATATATTATGTAGGAGAAGTAAAATCTATAACCATACCAGAACTTAAAAAAGAGTTTCCTTATATATCTAATGAGCAGCTAGAAAAAATTCAAAAGTTTCCAGGAAACAAAAGAATGATTCAAGGGTTTGAAAATTATGACAATAATACTGTTCAAGTATTATATTTCGAATATAAAACCTATGCTGATCAGGTATTTAAAATAAAAAAGACAGATAGCGGCTTAGAAAAAGCTATTGAAAAAACAGATCTATTTAATCCTCCTCCAAACGATAATTTTGAAAGAGTGGCGAGATCTATTGAGGTGTTGTATGAAGGAGCTAAAGTTATAGGTACTGATATAATGCTTAAATGGAATATGTCGGAAAATATGACTAGGCCGTTAGCTGATACCACCAGAGTAGAAATGAGTTACTCAATGTGCGCTCCCCGGATGTATAAAGGAGTTATACAATCGCTTATAAGTAAGTGTGTAGGATTTGCAGATGTTATACAATTAACTCATTTGAAAATACAGCAAGTATTGGCTAGAATGGTTCCGGACGGGGTGTTTTTAGATGTAGATGGATTAGCGGAGGTTGATTTAGGCAATGGTACGAACTACAACCCTCAGGAGGCATTGAATATGTATTTTCAAACAGGTTCGGTTGTTGGTAGATCAATGACACAAGAAGGGGATATGAACAGGGGTAAAGTTCCTATACAGGAATTATCAAGTTCATCAGGCATAGGCAAGATACAGGCGTTGATTACTGCATACAATTATAATATGCAAATGATTAGGGATGTAACGGGTTTAAATGAAGCGCGTGATGGCAGTATGCCAAATCCAGATTCTTTAGTTGGACTTCAAAAAATGGCTGCCAACGCGTCTAATACCGCTACAAAGCATATACAAGATGCCAGTATACAATTAACTTTAAGTACTTGCGAAAATATTTCTTTAAAAATAAATGACGTTTTAAATTTTCCATTAACAAAAAATTCGTTAATGAACAGTGTATCTACGTTTAATGTAGAAACCCTAAGAGAAATTGAAAATCTTAATTTACATGATTTTGGTATATTTTTAGAAATGGAACCAGATGAAGAAGAAAGAGCAGAGCTGCAAAAAAACATACAGATATGCTTGCAAACAAAGGAAATTGATATTGAAGATTCAATAGATATTAATCAAATTAAAAACCTTAAGCTGGCTAATGAAATGCTAAAGGTAAAAAGGAAAAAAAGGCAGCAAAGGGAACAAGCATTAGTGCAGCAAAATATTCAAGCACAGGCGCAGGCAAATGCGCAGTCTGCCGAAAAAGCCGCGATGGCTGAGGTGCAAAAACAACAAGCGCTAACCGCTGAAAAAGTTTCAATAGAGCAAGCAAAATCAAATTTTGAAATGCAAAGAATGCAAGCTGAAGCGCAAATTAAAAAAGAGCTAATGGCCACTGAGTTCCAATATAACTTACAATTAGAACAAATAAAGTCTCAACAAATAAAAGCCAAAGAAGATAATGCAGATGCTGCCAAGGCAAAAAGAATAGAAAAAGAAGGCACGCAGCAAAGCCAAATGATAGAGCAAAGACAATCTAGAGGCATGCCTAAGGACTTTGAGAACGGCGGGCAGGGAGCTATGGGTGGTATGGACATGTCGCAGTTCATGCCCCAATAAACAAGTATTTAATAATTATATAATATCATATCATGAGTGAAAAAACAGAAGGATCTTTTAAGATCAAGTCTAAGCCAAAGCTAACTGAAGAGCAATTAGCGGCTAAAAACAGGGAACCTTTAATAGACATTCCCAGTAACGTAACAAAAGTAGTAATTCCTAAAGAACCACAAGATGCCACTCAAGAGCCAAGCTCAAAGGAAGTGGATGTACATAAATCTTCTGAAGATAGCAAAAAAATGGTCGAAGAAGTATCCGAGCCAGTTATCAAGGAAATTACCGAAGAAAGTAAAAAAGAAGAAGAAATAAAGCAAGAGCCCTTAGTTCAACAACCCGCATTACCAGAAAATATTACTAAGCTAGTATCATTTATGGAAGAAACAGGGGGTACTATGCAGGATTACATTCGACTAAATACTAATTACGACGATGTAGATCGTGACGTTTTAGTCAAAGAATATTATAAGAACACTAAATCTCATTTAAGTGCAGAGGAAATCGATTTTATGCTCGATGATAACTTTGCGTTTGATGAAGAAGTAGATGAGGAGCGAGACATCCGAAGAAAAAAACTCGCATATAAAGAGGAGGTTGCAAAAGCCCGTAAGTTTTTGAATGACACTAAAGATAAGTATTATGATGAGATCAAGTTGAACTCGCCTAAATTATCTGGAAATCAACAAGAAGCTTCGGATTTTTTTAATCGATATAAAGAGGACCAGGAAAGAAACGTCGCTAATCACGAAAAGTTTAAAGCCAGCACTAATCAATTACTTAACAACGAATTCGAAGGTTTCGATTTTAATTTAGGTGAAAAGAAATTTAGATATGGTATACAAAACCCTTCGCAGATAGCAGAAAAGCAATCAGACATCAGTAATTTTATAGGGAAGTTCCTTGGAAAAGATGGTACGATTGAAGATACTGCAGGGTATCACAAAGCGTTGTATGCAGGTGCAAATGCTGATAAAATAGCAAATCACTTTTACGAGCAAGGCAAAGCAGATGCTATTAGAGATGTTGTGAACAAATCTAATAACACATCCAGTTCAGCTAGAAAAGCTGCGCCGGTGGACGGAGCAAGGTTTGGCGCATACAAAGTAAAATCAGTTTCTGGAGCGGACTCAACAAGACTAAAAATTAAAAAGTTTAAAAATTAATAACAATGAGTTTATTACCACAATTTGGGGATATAGTCCCTTCACAATCACAGCAAATACTTAACACTAACTACCTACAATGGACCGCCAATGGAGGAGCTGGTGCAGTGCCTGCTAATTTCGCTGACTTTGCTCAGCAGTATTTACCAGAAATTTATGAAGCAGAAGTAGAGCGTTATGGAAACAGAACGTTAGCTGGATTTCTAAACATGGTTGGCGCTGAAATGCCAATGACTTCTGATCAAGTTATTTGGTCTGAACAAAATCGTTTGCATATTGCTTATGATGATTGTACTTACGCTGGAGGAGCACCTACTGTATTAATTATAGGAGGAGGCGCTACCGCACAAAACGTAATGTCTATTAACGATACAGTTGTTCTTTTGGACACAGTAACAGGAACAGAGGCTAAGGCTGTTGTAACTGCTACTACCCCAGGAGTTGCTGGTGTTGGAAGTGTTACTCTTCAATTCTATAACGGAAACGTATTGAACACTGCTGGATCTGTATTCACATCTGGTGCTATCAAAGTTTTTGTATATGGATCTGATTACTCTAAAGGTACCACTATTGGTGCTGGAGCTGGAAATTCAGCTGCTAGAGTATCTGTAGAGCCTGTGTTATCACAGTTTTCAAACTCTCCAATCATTATTAGAGATCAGTATGTTGTATCTGGATCAGATACTGCGCAAATCGGTTGGGTAAATGTAGCAACAGAAGATGGAACTGACGGATACTTATGGTACCTAAAGGCCGCATCTGAAACTCGTTTACGTTTCCAAGATTACCTAGAAATGGCTATGGTAGAAGGAGAATTAAACACAAATGCAGGAGCAGGTGCTTATCAGGACCTACAGCAGCCAGGAACACAAGGTTTATTTGCAGCTATCCAAGATAGAGGTAATGTAGAAACTGGGTTTACAGCAGCCAACGGACTAACTGAATTTGATGCAATTCTTAAAAACCTAGATACTCAAGGGGCAATTGAAGAGAACATGTTGTTTTTACAACGTCAAACTTCTTTAGATTTTGATGATATGCTAGCTGCAATTTCTAGTGGACAAACTGGTGGAGTTGCTTATGGTTTATTTGAAAATTCAGAAGACATGGCACTTAACTTAGGATTTAGCGGATTCCGTAGAGGATCTTACGATTTCTATAAGACAGATTGGAAATACTTAAATGACGCATCCACTCGTGGAGGAATCACTGGAGTTAATTCAATTGAAGGTGTATTAGTACCAGCTGGAACATCAACTGTTTACGATCAAATTTTAGGAACAAATATCAGACGTCCATTCTTGCACGTACGATACAGAGCTTCTCAAACTGACGACCGTAGAATGAAATCTTGGTTAACAGGATCTGTTGGTGGAGCTAGTACTTCAACTCTTGATGCAATGGAAGTAAACTTCCTATCTGAGAGATGTTTAGTAACGCAAGCTGCTAACAACTTTGTACTATTCAAAGGAATCTAAGGATTCAAATAATGTAGAGATAAGGGTGCCTTCGGGCACTCTTGCTTTACTTTTTAACTATTAAATTATATTATATTATGGCTAATAAAAAACCAGTAGCTAAAAAAGCTACGCAAGTAGAAGAGATTGTAGAAAAAGTTACAATACCTACTATAAAAGAAACAAAAGTAGAGTCTAAACCTCAATGGGAAATTAAGGATAGGATATACTACTTAGTGGGAGACAAATCCCCTTTAACATTAACAATACCAGGAAAGCATACAAGAAAACATTCTTTGTTGTATTTTGACATAGAAAACGGGAAGCAAAAAGAACTTAGATATGCTACTAACCATGACTCTCCTTTTAAAGAAGAGCAAGAAGGTGAGGCAACATTAGGGCATATAATGTTTAGAAATGGTGACTTAAAAGTACCAAAAGAAAAACAAAATTTGCAAAAGCTACTTTCTTTATATCATCCCTTAAAAGGCAGGCTATATCAAGAATTTGACGCAGTTGAAGAAGCTTATGATGATTTAGAACTACTAGATATACAAACAGATGCAGCTGTGTTTGCCAGAGAAATGGATATTGACGATGCCGAGGCTATACTGCGAGTTGAAATGGGTACTTCGGTAAACAAATTATCTTCTAAGGAAATAAAAAGAGACCTAAGATTATTCGCAAGAAGCAATCCTTATTTATTCTTAGAGTTAGCTCAGGATGAAAATGTAGGACTTAGGAATACAGCTATTAAAGCAGCAGAAGCTGGCATTATTGCTTTATCTCAAGATCAAAGAACATTTTCTTGGGCCTCTAATGGAAGAAAGCTAATGAATGTGCCGTTTGATGAAAACCCATATTCAGCAATGGCAGCTTATTTCAAAACCGACGAAGGTGGAGAAGTATTTAGATCTATAGAAAAAAAGATTAATTAGTAGTTTTTAAAAAAACTATGTGATTATATTATAGATGGTGAATTAATTTTAGCCGGCTTCATCACTGGGGCCGGTTAATATTTATAATAAAAAGAAATAAAATGGCAGTAAATGTAGATATAGTTTATAAAACAGTATTACTTATTCTGAATAAAGAGCAAAGAGGTAATTTAACTCCGGATGAATTCAATAAGGTTGCTACTCAAGTGCAGTTGGAGATATTCGAGAGCTACTTTGATACGCTTAATCAGCAATTACGTAGACCAGATAATGATACAGAGTATGGAGATCGCATTAAGAATGTAGATAATAATATAGCTGTATTTAAAGCATACGGTAATGCAACTTATGTGCCAGCAGGAAAGTATTTTACTTTACCAGTAATTTCAAGTTCTTTAACGCCTTCACCTACTCAATCGATTACGGGAAACGGAATTTCTATATCATTTCCTTTTACAACAATATCTTCTTCCCAATTACAAACCAGCGTGATTACAGCTACAATAAATGGGGTGTCAACAACGGCATTTACCATAAGCGGGGCTAACGTTGTATTTGATTCTATACCAGCTTTAAATGATGCGATAATTGTTACAGCTGCTCCAGAAAACTTTTATAAGTTAGGTACAGTAATATATAAAGATTCTAACGAAGCGCAGCTATCTCAGCGCAACGAGCTTCTATACTTAAACAGCAATCCTTTAGTAGCTCCCACGGAAACATATCCCATATATTTATATGAGAATCATAAATTATACTTGTACCCGCAAACTATTACATCGGATATAAGTATTAGTTACTTAAGAAAACCCGTGGACGTAATTTGGAACTTCACAATACCATCGGGTCAAAACTATTACCAATACAATCCAACTAACTCAATTAATTTTGAGTTATCAAAAACAGAGCAAGCAAATATTATTTTAAAAATATTGCTTTATTCAGGAGTTGTAATACGAGATCCTTCGATAATAAACGTAGCAGCACAGCAAGTGCAACAAGAAAATCAACGCTCAATAATGTAAGATATGCCTATACCTAATGGCGGTTTAATAACCGAAACTAACGAACAATACTACGCTGGAGCACAGCGATTTTTACTAGGAGCAGAATCTAAAGTAACAACTACATTTAATACAGATTTAGTTTTTGGTTCTTACGATCCCTCAGATCCTAACTATGCGTTGAATAATTTTAAAGTTTACATAAGTGCTGATGGATTACCAGGTAATTATGACGAATTTACGGGTTCGTATACTGTAACGGGTAATACCATAGAATTTACAGGGGCTACCGCACCTGGAGCCGGAAAATACATAGCTGTACAATTAAAAATGCTGAGTGGCGGTGCTTTTGGAACAAAGCAAGCTTACGGGGACACAGTGCAGCAAAATTATGGCGGCTATTCATACACGTCTTTGAACGATGTTATTAACGGATTTATTGCAACGTATGTAGGTGAGCATAAATTAATAGGTGACGTAAAAAGGACCGATGTTATATTCCACGCTAAAAGAGGATTACAAGAGTTTAGCTATGATACATTGAAAAGCGTTAAGTCTCAGGAACTTACAATACCACCAAGTCTAAGCGTTATAATACCGCAAGATTACGTAAACTATACGGCTATATCTTATATAGACCAATTAGGAGCTAAGCATCCAATATATCCCGCTAATAATCTAACAACTAGCCCTTATGAAGTGCCGTTGCAAGATAACGCAGGTCAGCCTACGCAAGATAACTTCGGGGATAACCTAGAGGGAACATCGGTAACTAATGAAAGATGGGCGGAAGCAAATGACCGTTTACTTAACGGAAACATAAACGCATACGACTATCAGGCATACGACAATTACTTAACAGGTAACGCATTTTACGGGCAAAGATACGGCAACGACCCACAAAATGCTCAAAGAAATGGTTGGTTTAATATGAATGAAAGAGATGGTACAATAGCTTTTTCCTCAAATTTAAAAGACCGATTAATAGTGCTTGAGTATATATCTGATGGATTAGCGTATGATTTGGATTCTAGGATACCTAAGATGGCCGAGGATGCATTATATGCTCATATACTATATTCTATATTAGCTGGAAGAATTAATCAACCAGAGTACGTTATACAGCGTTTAAAACGCGATAGAGCAGCTAAGTTAAGAAATGCTAAGATAAGATTATCTAACATTAAACTATCAGAGATAGTTCAGGTTATGAGAGGCAAGTCTAAATGGATTAAATCATAACAATATGCACCATAACTTTTCAAAAAACTTTTTAAACAAAAATCCCTTAAAGCCAACCTCTACTACAAAAAGTATTGAAGGCGAGGCAGTGCACCGCCTTCCAACAAAAAGTATTGAAGGCAAGGCAGAGGAGTTTTTACAATTTCCCCAAGAAAAAGGAAGAAAAAGAACCGATAAGTATTTAAACATTGCAGAGGGACAAGAGCAAAATAGCGTTCAGTATGGGGATGCCGCGCGACATTTTTTAGTAGCAGACGAAACATCTAGGTCTATCCAAGACAAGTTTGGTATTTTTAAAAACTCAGGGCTGTCTAAGATGACTGGATTTATTGGAGCTAATGCTGGGGGTATAATACACGAAGTTAAAAATTTAAAAGACGGAAGGCCCTTTATGGAATCCGTAGAAGACGTAGCAAATAATTTAGCGGGATCACTGGCTTCTGTTTTTTCAAGAAACACTAGCGAAAAAATATTAGATTTTTACAAAAAAATAGCTCCTGACGGAAAAGTAAAAAATTAAAATAAATGGCACAAGAAATTAAAAACACATTTCTAAAATCCAAGATGAATAAAGATCTTGATGATAGAATATTGCCTAACGGCGAATATAGGGATGCTCGGAATATATCAGTTGGTAGATCCGAAGATAGCGATGTCGGTGCTTTAGAAAATGTAATTGGAAACAATTTAGTTGCTGGTACTGACATTGAAGATGGATTAACCATTATAGGAATTAAAGAAAGTAATTCTTTAAATCAACTTTTTGTGTTTTTAACAGACTACGAAGATCCCAATCCTCTCAACCCTACTAATGCTCCTTCTACTTCAAAGCATTATATTTATTCATACAATAATACAACAGGAGCATACACTAGATTAGTGCAAGGTGAATTTTTAAATTTTTCGACTACAAATAGAATAATAGGCATAAATTTAATTGAAAATTTATTATTTTGGACAGACAATAGAAATCAGCCTAGAAAAATAAATATTGATGTGGCAAGGGCTTTTAAACCAGGAGGTTTATCTACCCGTCAAGGAGATTATTATACAGAAGAACATCAAATATCTGTTGCAAAGTACAATCCATATCAACCCATAAATCTTTATAATAGGGCTGATTTAAAAGTAAGAGCAGGCGCCACAACCACTACTTTTACTTTAGAAGGCACAAGCAGAGCAGAACTTATTGAATTTATAGGGGCAACAGTTGTTTGTACAGAAACAAGTCCTCCAACGCAAGGCGTTGATTTTGTTGAGGTTGTTAATGTCACTAATTCTTTCGCTCAACCTAATATTGTAACCGTAACTGTTTCGCCGGCAATGCAAGCGGCACCTGCAACGGGAGATTTCGTTTCTCTTATAAAGTCCACAATGACAAATAAGAACGACGATGCCCAGTGGCCTGGTGATCCAGACTATTTAGAAGACAGATTTGTTAGGTTTAGCTATAGGTTTAAATTTGACGATAATGAATACTCCTTAATGGCACCTTTTACGCAAATAGCGTATATCCCAAAACAAAAAGGGTATTTTATTAACGGCGATGAAGATGCTGCTTATCAATCTACTATAGTTGGCTTCATGGAAAACATGGTTCAAAATATAGGTTTGGTTATCCCTCTACCTACGTCCGCTAGTAAAATGATAGCTGATTATAAAATTAGCGGTGTAGAAATATTATTTAGAGAAAGTGATGGTCTTGCTGTAAAAGTACTTGAAAAAATTTCAGCAAATCAAATTGCAGGAGCAAGTGGAATAGATAATTATTACACATACGAGTATCAATCAAGGAAACCATACAGAACTTTACCTGAAGCTCAAACGGTAAGGGTTTATGATAAGGTACCGGTTAGAGCATTTTCTCAAGAATCAGCGGGTAATAGAATTATATATGGTAATTTTAGAGATCAACATACTCCTCCCCCGAATATAAATTATAATTGTAGAATAACTAAAAAATCTACAACTGGTGCATATAATAACTGGATAGAGTACCCTAATCATTCTGTAAAAAGAAATAGAAATTATCAAGTAGGGTTTGTTTTAGCAGATAAGTTCGGAAGACAATCCCCGGTTTTGCTTTCATCAATAGGAGCGGGTAGCGAAAACAATGGTACATTTTATTCTGGGTCCACAATATATAGCCCTTATGATTTGCTAAAAACAGACACAGATGTAGACACTTGGTTTGGAGACGCAATACAGGTATTAGTAAATTCGCCCATTGAATCAGAAATAAATAGTGCTGCAGGAACACCTGGTCTTTATGCTTTAAAGCAGCAAAATGCTTCTACGGGAGAAGGGTTTGCTGTAACAGCAGGTCTTGTAGCTTCAGGCGTTTCTCCTATAACGGATACTACTTGGACGTTTTTTTTAAAAAATACTACCTATCCAAACAACGTAAATATTCCTCAAGAGGGCGATTATTTAAGAGGAGCTCGTCAAGACTTTGTTAAAGTCACAGGCATAACTAATCCAACATCTAATTACTATATCGTTACCACGGACGGCAGAGTAAGTGATACTTACTTAAGAACTTTAAATTTGCCCCCTGACACACCTGATTTAAAATTTGCTTACACTATAAACGATTTAGGGTGGTACAGCTATAAAATAGTTGTAAAGCAAACCGAACAAGATTATTATAATGTTTATTTGCCGGGAATACTTAACGGATACCCTGGACAGAGTACTGCGGGGGTGGCGGAAGGACCTTTTCCAACAGACGAGGTAAATCTTACTGCGCATACTGTTTTATTTAATGATAACATAAATAAAATTCCTAGAGATCTAGCCGAAGTAGGTCCTGATCAAAAACAATTTAGAAGTTCAGCAACTCTTTATGGTATTGTTTCTAATACGATGGTTAATGTATCAGGAACTGGTACTCCTTCTAATACACAATATTATCCAAGGCTTCAGTCTATGGGCCCAAATGCTATTTCGCATACATCGACAGCTATTGCCGCAGCGAATGAATTTGATATGGCTTTTAGCGATCTTTCTTCAACAACCGCAACAGACCCTGATATGGTAGGGGGTGATAATGGAAAGCTAGTTTTTTATCAGATAGATACAAAACCATTAATAGCAAGAATATCTACCACAGATAAGCCAATAGGGCAAGAGAACACTACAACAGGAACAGGGGCTCCATACAATATGCTTCCTTATTTAGCTATTTATGAAACAGAAGCAGTGGAATCTCTTCTGGATATTTATTGGGAAACCACTTCATCTGGATTGATAGTTGATCTAAATCAAGATGTGGCTTCAACAAATGTTGGTGTAGTTGGTTTTGAAAACCTCAATTGGGAATTTAAAGAAGATACTACACAAGGTCAGGCTGTTACTCCTTCGTATTTTAGTCCTATAAATAACGAAGGTGATCCTTACATTGGGGATTTAACTCCTTCTTTAACTGACATAAGAAACGGAGATAATTTAGAAAACACTGATTTTGATATTGTAAAAGGAACTGTAGGTACTATCAATGAAGGAAAATTTCAAATTATATATACAAAGACCACTTCCCCTATTTATGAAGCAGCTAGCCCTACAAGAGATGTTTATTCTTTTGAAGTAACTCTTACTCCACCAACTGGAGAACCTTTTGTAATACAGCTTAATGGTGTAGAAGGAGGTTTTGGGGCTTTAGAAAACATTCAACCAACAATAAACCAACCCGGCAATATAATTAACGCTACGCCTTCCACGGCAACGTTAATATCTGAGAGCGATATTGATGGTTTATGGCCCGAGAACGGTAGTGCTACAGCAGATGGTCATAGAGTAGGGCTTCGGTTTTTCCTAAGAAGAGACACAAGTGCTGGTGTAGTTAGTAACGAGATTCCCGCAAACTGGTCAATGAATGAAACTACGGGAAAATTGACCCAGAATACCCCAAGCAACGAGTTTGAGGGCAACGGGCTAGCCACATACAGGGTAAGACTAATAGTAACTGACGCCTTTGGATCAATTACTTCACCTATGCAGTCTGAAGGGTATTCTGCTCTTAGGACGGAAGTAAATTTCAGTATAACACTAATCCCTACCCCGTTAAACGGCGAAGTAACAGCCGGAAGGATTTGTGTGGTAGATAATAGTAACTCTGGAATACCTGCTAAAATTACACAAACCGAATTTAACAATCAAGTCTCTAACCAAATTAATGGAGCTCCTCCTGCTTTTCCGGATGGTTCTTTCGGACATTGGAAATGGGGTATACCTTATCCTTATGGTCCTTCAGGGAGAATAGGTAGCCATACAACGGGATGTATTTATTATATAGGAGCCAGCAACCCAATGGCTAATGGTGCGGGGTCTGGAGCTCAGAATCAAATACTTAGTCATGCTAAAGGGCTTGATACAGATTTTAGTAATAGCACCAACACCCCTGTTTTTTATCACAAGATAGGAACTGGTCCGCATCGAAGTGGCGTAATACATTTTACAATTAATACTTTCTCTCCTAATAGGCCTACAAGAGTACCTAATGTATTTCTTGTACCAAATGCAAGGTTTTACTATAGACAGCCCACAGAAGGAAATGACAATCCTAATTGGGAGTTATTAGGAAGAAGTTCAGAAATGAATCAGGTTGGAAGCGCAACGAATACGAATTTTGGACGCTATAATGACGCACCTGCGTTAGAAACTACCTTTACCTATAGCACCGCCTTGAACGAATTTGAAGTTCCTATCCCTCCTAATGAAGGTGTGTTTAGGGCTGTAAGCAATTCAGAAGACCTTCAGAACGTATGGGTGCAGACCATGAGGGCATTTGATTTTAACGATTTATATGATTCTACTTTAGACGGTGCTAGTTCATCTGCGGGTATTGAGTACGCAATAGTTCTTACTGGGCAACAACAATGCAGCCCCCAAGCTGATGGAGATGCTCAAACCACTAATGGGGGTATCTGCAGATCTTATGTGATAGCTGACGATTTGAATTATCCTACATGCGCGGTATGGCAAAATAAAAACCTTTATGCCTTAAACGGAAATCAGCCTGGAAAACTGTTTAAGTATGACACTGCCAAAGTTGGAACTGATAGTGACACTGCTTGGAGATACATAAATGACCCCAGTGCTTCTTCAACCTACCAGGCCAGATTTGCTAGAAGCCCTTACGGTGATTACGTAACTGAGTTATACACAGATGCTACAAGTAATGTTTTGTTTATACCCACAGCGGAAACTAATAAGTACGTGAACATTAAATTAAATAGAGTCAATTTATCCCCTGTTCCAAATCGATATAATAACTTAGTAGATACAGACAAATATGGAAATAATGTTCCAGGGCAAACTACTATATATCAAGACCTGCAATTTAATGTAGCTTTTTCACCTTTAACAGGCAGAAAGGAACCTAGTTTGCTTAGTAACGCAGGAGTAGCTGGAATAAGGGTGTTTGAAGAAGAGAGCGCAGAATTTAATCATTTACAAAACTACAGAAATAAGGGAACTTTAAGAGTAGCTAAACCACTTAATCCATAGAATAAATGGCAGCAATAATAGAATTAAAATACTTTAATACGTTTTGGCTTAAAAAAATTAAATCAATTACAGATGTTACGCCGGGACAGGTTGCTCAAATATATCCAACAAATGGTTGGAATGCGGCTACTAAAACAATGATCCTTTCTACTTTGTGGGCAGAAAGTCTTGTTAATGTAGGGCAAGAGACTACAGTTAATTATACTGAGGCAGGAATAGAATATACATGGACAAGTTATGTAGTATCCTTAGACAATAGTAATGCTACTACCCGGATTGTGCTAAACGATTTGCCCCCTGTGCCGTTCACTAATAGTCCAGTAACAACTGTGTTATTAGGTAAAATTATTAATTTTGATAATATACCTCAAGCCTATATAGCCACAGCAGATGTGGATACGGATTGGTTATTAGAAGAATCTAGAATACGAGGAGGGTACAATAATACAAGTGTAGATCTTGGGGTTAAGGCATATTTAGTAGAAGAGGATCCTAGGCAAAAACATAGATTTAGTTCACTTATACACTCCGGCATATTTAATTCTAGAACAAATGTTAATCAAACAAATCAATTTTCAGTTGGTGAAGACATAACTCGTACAATTGACCCCGCTAATGGGTCTATACAAAAATTATATGCGGAAGATACTAACCTAATTATTTTTCAAGAAAACAAGGTAAGTAAATCTTTAATTGACAAGGACGCAATATATTCAGCAGAAGGAAATGCTAGCGTTACTAGCCGTAATTTAGTTATTGGACAAAATGTGGCTTATGCAGGCGAATATGGCATAAGCAAAGACCCCGAATCATTTGCAGTTAATGGATACAGAAAGTACTTTACCGACAGGAACCAAAATGTTGTATGCAGATTATCTATGGACGGTATTACCGTTATATCTAGCTACGGTATGACAGACTTTTTTAGAGATAAGCTTTCTACTGCTAAAAATAATTTAATAGGTGGTTGGGATGCACATAACAAGCAATACGTTTTATCTATGCCCCAATCAGATAGTTCTTTTGCCACTGAAAGCAGCTATGACACATTAGCTTTTGATGAAACAGCTAAAGGGTGGGTAAGCTTTTTTAGCTACAGGCCTAATAAAATTATCAGTCTAAACAACAATTATTTTACGGCTTACGAAGGTAAATTATGGAAGCATTATGAAAAACCTCCAAACAACTCGTCAATGGTCCGATTTTATGGAGTAACTTACAGTGCGAGAGTAACCTTTGTCTTCAATGGTGCTCCTTCTATGTCTAAAAACTTCCAAACCATAAATTACGAAGGGGATAACGGCTGGAGCGTTTCTCAATTTCAAACTAATACTGACATAGCATTGCCTATATCACAGGCAAACTTTGCTACTACATTGGAGCAAATGCAAAAATCATTGTTGGTTAATAACTTTAAACTAAAAGAAGACAAGTATTACGCGGATATTACAAATAATACACGGCCGCAAAGTGGGGAAGTTGTATTTGGAAGATCCTCTTCCGGAGTAAAGGGGTTTTTTGCTACTGTGACCATGCACACCCAAAGCGGCGGTCAAAGAAAAGAATTGTTTGCAGTAAGCACAGGGTTTGTACAATCATCATAATTAAATTAAATGAATAAAGAATTATCAAATAACTTTATAGAACAACTAGAAGTATTACAAAATGTTTTCATAGAAAACAATGATGTAGACGGAATATATGGAGACGGGAAATCTTTAGTTAACAACGAAGAGTTTCCTATAGCAAACAATTTTACAGATGGACTTTACATGAGACATCTTACTATGAAAGCGGATACTGTAGTTATCAGTGCAATACACCATACAAATCATTTTTGGTTTTTGCTTTCAGGTAAAGTAATAGTGGAGTCAGATAATGAGGTTGTAGAGCACGTTGCGCCTTGTTGGTCTTATTCTATTAAAGGAACAAAAAGGCTCGTTAGGTGTGTCGAGGATTGCGTTTGGATAAACGTAATAGCTAATCCTACAGATGTGAGGGATATGAAACAAGTAGAAAATAATTTTTTCTCAATGACACTTGAGGAATATAATAAAAAAGAAAAGTTATGTCAGGAATAATAGTAGCCGCGGGAATCGGCATATTAGGTAGTGTAGCCGGTGGAATTATCAGCGGTAAAGCCGCTAAGAAAGCAGCAAAGGCTGCAGCCGCAGAAAAAGCAAGAATAGGTAAACAAATGGCGCAATTTGAAGCGAATAGGCAAGCCGTAACTAACCCTTTTTCTGATGTAACCTCCTTATCTGGTTTAATAGACGATATGAGGGGCGACCTATCTAATCCCTTTGCTAGTCTAGGTGTTGCTACGGGAGCCGCAGAAATACAAATGGAACAAACAGATATAGCGCTGGCAAATACATTAGATACACTGCAAGCAACCGGGGCGAGCGCAGGAGGCGCTACAGCATTGGCTCAAGCCGCTAGAGCAAGTAAAAAAGACGTTGCTGCTAATATAGAGCAGCAAGAAGCTGCTAATGAAAAAATGAAGGCTCAAGGGGCACAGGATTTGCAAGCAAAAGAAATGCAGCTTACTCAAATGGAAATTAGTGAGGAAGGGCGTGTGCAAAATGCTCAAGCTCAAGGTAAACAATTTATGTTTAATGCTCAGGAACAAAGGGATATGATGACATTAGATAGGATGCAGTCGGGTATTGACCAATCAAATCAAAATCAAGCGAATGCTAATGCAGCAAAAGCACAGGCTACTGCGGGTATGATAAGTGGCATAACATCTTCAGTGGGGGGAATGATGAGCTCTGGAGCATTTGCAGAGGGAGGATCTTTAAATCCTAACGGTTAAATAATAAGAAAATATGAGTTATAGAAATCCAAAAATAATCGACGACAAGTCTGGACAAATACTTGGCCAGGCAATAGCGCTAGGTGCGCAGAATATTTCTAAAGGTATTGTAGGTATGGAAGCCCAATACCAAGCAGCACAAAAGCGAAAAGAAGAAAAGGCAAAAGCTGACCAATTAAAAAGGGATAGGGAATCTGATGACATGGTTAAGGCTATAGAAACAAACTCAAAAAACAGAACCGCTCAATATAAACGGCAGCAAGAAAACATGAAGAATGTTGGTGAAAATTTTACCGGCAAGATGGAAAAAGTCGTAAATGAGGGGGGCCAGCTAAGAATGGATAATGTTACGGACAAAAGCCCTGAAATGGTTGCTAAAATTAAAAAAAACGCGGAAGAGCAAGATAACTTAAATGGTTTTATGGTAAATATAGGCTCTATAATGCCCGAAGCTGCTGAGCTATCAGAATTAACTCCCAGTCAATTAAAAGATCTTGTATATTATACTTCTATAAACGGGGACAACGGGGGATCTGCTCAGGTTATTCTAAAGGGACTAATGGCTACAGAAGGATATGGATATGATATAATGCAGGAAGATGGTATAAATTACCTTCTTATAAATACTCCAGATGGAAGTCAAGCCAGATTTAGCGAAGCTGAGTTAGAGGCCGCAGGAGAGCTTTTTGGAAAACGAGAGCAGACTACTTCCCAGTATTTAGATGCAACACTTAAAGACAAAATATTAGTAGAACAAGAGGGACAGTCAGGGTTAGCGTTGGCTCAGGGCTTATCTGACATAAACGGGGATGGTACAGAAATAAGTGTACCTGTTATTACAGAAGAAGTAGATGCTCAAGGATATAAAATTGTTAAACAAGACATAAATGCGGGTAAACTTGATAAGATGTTAAACACAGAAATAATGCAGGTTTATTCTACAATAACTACAGCACCCTCTGCTACTTTTAGAAACCATACTTTAAATGATTTACTAATAGATCCAGACGAGTTTGATAACCTTACAAAAGAAGATCAAGAAAAAATGGTTGGCGCTCAGGTTACCAATAACATATTGCAAAAATATGGTATAAAGCAAGTAGAAGTTGCTTTAGAAAACGATGGCAAAGAAACACAATACTACCGTCAAAGCAGAGGACCAGCTATGCCAAAAGAGGGAGTTACCGCTACGCAAAGGGTTGAAAACTTTAATGATTTTAACGCTGGATTAAATAGTTTAGTTAAAACAGCAGGGGATGCTCCGGTGGGCATGCAATCAGCCCTGAAACTTCTTTCTGTTGGGGCGGGTAAAAAGTTAACTATAAATAGTAAAAGAAGACCTATAAACGATGTCGTATTTAATGGCGGCAGCATGACCGTAACGTGGGATAGACCTAAATTTGCTAGCTCAGAGTCAGATCAGAGCATAGAAAAATACAATAATCCTGATAGAAATATCATAGATCCCGTGACAAGACAGCCGGTTAGGCCCGCTAAGAATTTAAACTCTAAAACGTTTGATTTAAACAATTATGAAACATTAACTAATTTTATTCAAGATGCAGGATATGTTTCGGCTACTCAAGCAAGAGAAATGGCTAAAAAAATAATAGAGGCAAACAAGGCTAGATAATAATTACTACAATTAAAATATATATTTATGTACGAGTACCTAATTAACAACGAAACAGTAATTTTTAAAAACGAAGCAGACATGCTTGCGGGTCTTAAAGCTGCAGAAGACGCTGAGTAT